TTTATCCCGAATCAGCAAATTGTTGGATTCAATAAGTGTCTTGAGGTTTGAACATCCGATACGTTTCACTTGTTTGGTTGTGCGGAGTCCTATTGTGGTCGAGGAAGTCTTGAATCCACCGGAAATATATGGCCCACGCTTGGAATCATTCCCAATGAAAAACATGTTTTCGTACTCAAGTTCTCCATAGAGGATATCAGCAATTTGTTGCCCATTATCGTTTATCTCAACCAAAACGTATGCATCATTATAGTCTTTTGCCACCTTATGAATGATGTTTGGGTACAACAATGGGCTGATTTTGTTGTTTCTATATTTCCCCACAACCTCATAGGGTATTTTTGTGCAATCGATCACTGTAAATGCAGAGTAGTCTCCACCCACACCTCTGGATGTATCGGCGATTAGAGTATACTGGTTTCCGGCAACTGGTTCTTTCAGAATGTCCAGCCCATCATCTGTTGTGTAGACATAACTGGATGCGGACATGCGTGAGAGAGAATCTCCAGAAATGAGAGAGTATGATGATCCAATGAAAGAGCACAAAACTTCTTGATTGTATTTGATTTCTCCAAGCAATCTTTTTTGTTCTTCTGCCCAGATGTCGTCTCTTTTTGGGTGCTCCCAGTATTTCACTTCCAGAGGAACAAACCCATTTCGATTTTCCAGAGCATCGTTCCAGAATTTCCAGAAATGGTTGAAACCAAGCGGAGTAGATGTCAGAATAATCTGAGTTGTCTCTCCAGCAGAAATCGTTGGGTATACAGATGTGAAGAAATCCTCGGCAATGTTGTTTGGAATGATTGCCGTCTCGTCAATGTAAAGTAGGTTGACAGATTTTCCACGAATACCAGATGAACTCGTGGCTGCTGCAAAAACAATAGACCCATTCTCTAGTTCGATATCTCCCTTATTCCATACGCGAATGCCTTGCTGAAGCCAGAGAGGGAGGCTTTCGTACATAAGCTTGTATCGATATAAAATTTCTCTGGCTGCTGGGGCTTTGTTGGCCAGAATCGACACAGTTTTGTTTTTTCTGAAAAGTGTGTACCAAAGAATGTATGCAGCAACAGTCTGAGATTTTCCCATCTGTCTTGGTTGCATACTAATAACTTTTCGATTTACCTGAATCGTATTGATGAAGTTTTTTTGGTAATCAAAAAGTTCAAAGTTGATCAGGCCATGATCAAGAGAAACAATTTTGCAATACTTACGAATGAAGTGGATTGGATCAGTGGCGCACAGGATCAATTCATTTGTCTGATCCTGCGTGTATGGAATCACATATCCAACTTGTTTTAGGTTGGTGTTCCCATTATATCTATTTCTGCTGGAAGGGTGTCTTGTATCAAGTGCCATCAGATAGAGTCTTTTTTCTTCTGCTCGATCATGTTCAGTAAGTCTTGCGTTGATCCAGCAAAAACTATATTATTCTGCTGTCTGATTGTATCAGGCTCTTTCTTCGTTCCCATTGATGAGACAATCTTTTGTTTTTGTTCTCTTAAAGTAAGCAAATCCTTTGATACCTCGGAGACAGTTTTCATGATCTGTCCAACAACCTCATACGCTCTGGGATGCTCGGAATTTTTTGCCAACAGAATTGCCTCATCCAGAGTGTCTGAACTAGTTTCCACAAGTTTTCTCAGGGTTCTTCTGGCCAGATCAAAATCAGAATCCATCTCAGAATCATCACCATCTGTTTCCGTATGATTCATCAAAGTTGCTGGAACATTCGTTGTGTCTGATACCTCTTCTGGTACAATATCCGGTAAGTTGAACAATTCTTTTAGTTTATCCATCAAACCCCTCTATGGTAGTCACAATTTCATAAAGATCAGGAGGAAATGCTGTACTTGGAATAACCTCACTGGTGATTCTGGTCAGAATATTTGCGGCAGAAAGTTTCTCATCATCAGTAAGATTCATAATGGTCTTTTTGATGTATCGCTGAGATGTAATGGGGCCAAAAAAGTTAACCTTTAGTTTGAATGTCAGCGTCCAGATAATGTTCTGTCTGGTAATGAAATCTCCCTCATAGTTGTCTTCCATCTCAATCGATTCCATGACAATTGGCAGATCATTTGTCATATCAAGTTCTGGCATAGCCTTCATTGTCAGATTGAAATCTGGGTTGAAGTATGGTATAATCTGCTCAATGATCTGCAATCCATCATCCATGTTTTTTACATAGATGTACAAACTGATTGTCAGATCATAAGGTGTTGGCACATACTGAGAATTCAATCTGGTACCATCAGCACTTTTTCCCGTATTTTGTTGCAACACAGGCAATTTTCTGCTACCATCATATCTGATATCAATCATCTCAAAGCCCATTCTGGGAATAATAACAGACTGAGTTCTATCTTCTGCTGGTCCGGGAATCTGATCGATTCTGGCCAAAAAACTTTGCTTTGAGGAATATGATAGAGGAACTTTTATTGATTGTTGTGTGGAACCATCAGAATTCAGCCTATCAATCTGAATGTTGTTGAATAGATTTCCAAAAGCAACAATTGCTTTTCTGATTGTTCCCCAGTAGAATCTTGTGAGCATTATATAACCTCACCAAATGGGTTTTTCTCACTGAAGTCCAGAACAAATGGTGCTTCCTCATCAAACTTATCATTGAATGATCCTTTATCAATATGATCCAGATCATATTCTTCCAGAATGAGAACATCCTCACCGTTTTCTGTGGAGATAAACCCATCTGAGGATTCCAGAGAAAACTGAAAATCAAGCATGTTCTCGTTAATTGCATCTGTCAGAGAATCAATCTCAGAAACTCCAGTGGAGACATCTTCATGGCTGTACTGATAGATTTCGCACTGAAGCTTGTAGACATAAAGTTTTCCGACCTGAAAGAACGGGTCACTCCCCTCAACCAATTTTATCTGAAAAAGTGATTTTGTCAGAGGAAAGAACAAAAGGTCTCCTTCTGCTGGTCTGTCTGTCAATACACTTGTTCCTTTTCGACGCACCAACTCGTCCCATCTTCGTCTGGCAATCAGAAAAGTTCCGGTATCACGAAGTTCTACACCAAACTTTGATAGCATATCATTTCCACCAAATCCAGTGACGTTCTCCAGATAACACTCGATTGGATAGGCATTGATGAACTTGTTTAGTGGGTCTTCTCCCAGAATCCAATCACGATGGACTTCCTGCCTTGGCATATAGTATACATCAAATCCATAAATCTTGATACACTCAATCACCAAATCCTCCATCAGGAGAGACTCTGAGCGTCTACCCATTGGAATGCCGGATTGGAAGAAGAAGTTTGTTGCCATGATCGTCTAACTTTTTACCTTAAATTGTAGAATGTAGTTGACAAAATTTTGATATGTTGATATAATGCAGTGTCGTCTGAAAGTTATTCTTCTTCAAAATTATCCCATAAAGAAATCTGCTGGTAATTCAAATTTATCCTGAATCTCATTTTCAATCTGATTGATCTCGGAAATTGCCTCATCAAATATTACCTGACCATTTAGCATCACTCCTCCGGGAAGTGAAACACCCTGAAACTTCTTCATATTTTCACCCCATTGACGTTTGATGAGTGCTGTAGCATATCGTTTCAGAAACATATCGTTATAGACATCAGTGTAAGTATTTGGATCAAGAATCCTGTAACATTCCACAATCACAAAATCTCCAATTGATGCATCATTTTTCCAGTCCATATCCACAAAAAGTTTATTCATATGACGATTGAAGCGAATTGGTTTTACTCCAACCAAAATATCATTGATCAGTTGAAGATGGTTCTGAATCATGGTGTAATGAATAACATCAACCGACATCAGGTTGTACAAGTCCTGAATGAGCATCTGATATCGAATATCAAAAAGGTTGATTCCGGAAGTTTTATTGAAGAATGGTAAAATTCTGGTCACACCAGTCACAGCATCTGCCATCTCAAAACATTTCAGATCGTAAGACCCTTTTGATAGAGCGGATAATGTACCAGTTGCACCAGAAGATGATCCGATTACAGTTTCTCCAGCCAAAAAATCTTTTGAGTCTGATGTGTTGACCACAGAAATTGTGTTTCCAGAAGATGCCATTCCGTAGACCTCTGTGGTTGCGCCGGAAGTCTGCCCTGTGATGACATCGCCCAGAATGAATGAATTGGCCACATTCGTGGTCAGACTCAATGAAGA